AGCAACTAGATCGACATTACCGTAAGTATATCCAAATCCTTCATTTGATACAGTAACACTTTCTATTTGTGCATCATTATTAACAACAACAGTGCACTCTGCATTAAATCCGTCACCTTTGATTGGAACTCTAGTATAGGTTTGGTTAGCAGTTCCTATACCAGTTCCTCTATTCTTAACTACAACAATTTTTATACCACCATCTACAGCATTATTTTTTATAGAAGCGTCTGCAGCATTATCTCCCCAATTCAAAGGAACTGGCATGAAATCAGTGGAATCAAATTTAACCAAATCTGCTGGTTTGATGCTATATAAGTATTTCCAAATATATCCGTCACCAGATGTACCTGCTGTTCTTGGTTCTAAATCAGTAAACGTTGGTTCGTCTAGAGATGGCTTACCATCAGGTGTTTCTGGTGTTGTTCCATTCTGTAAGCAAATATAAACTCTAAAATCACTATTAACAACAAAGAAGTTTGCAGTATATAATGATGTTCCACCAGAGTTTGGAGGTGCATTAGAAATACTGTAATCATGTCTATAATAATCATATGTAGTTCCAGAACTCCAATTCTGTTTTGGAACTATTTGTTTTACATCAGCAGAAGTTATCCTCTTAACAGCTATCATACTATCATAATAGTCATTCATATTGTTGAAACTATCAACAGGTGCTGGAGGATTTGAATCCCAAGTAGATGAAATACTAGTTGGATTTGGTAATCCTACAAAAGCATAATAAGAGTTAGTCGAAGTGGATACACCAGCAACGAAGTTTTTTGCATTTAATATTCTTATTTGATCAGTTATGATTGCCGACATGAACTTTGGTTACACTTTTTTTATTTATTTAGACGACATAGTTCTCAGATTTAAGAGCCGCCTTTCTCTTAACCTGTGGGCCTGTCTTAATCCCAGTAATACCATTGGTTGTATTGATGGTATATGCTTGTGCTAATTGTCTATCTGTTAGTTGTAATCGACCCCAACTATAGTCACCAACGAATGATGTAGATAAACCTTGATTTAACGTAGAATAACCAACAGTGTTCTGTAATCCATTCCAATCTAGAACTCTACAGAATACTCTTGTTAATGATTCTGCTTGATCAGAACCAAATCCAACAGTTGTAACTCCAACAAAATGAGATACTTCATAGATGTTATCTAAGGCAGTTGTTCCAACACCAACATAAGAACCATCTCTATTTAAAGAAGTAACTCCAGATCCAAGATTAGAACCACTAACTGTGAAATAGTATCCAGTTGTTAATCCACTTATCGAGATTGGATCAGGGCTAGTAATGTTTTCATCTCTTAGTGGAGAACCTTTTGGAATATACAAGTCGAATACTAATGCTGTTCCAATACCAATTCCAACACCATTTGCTCTAGAAATATTTGAGCATATACCGACTCCAGTGACAATACCAAAGTCTCCCTGATATAGATCAATACTATTTTCTTCCCTAACATATGTAGGTGGTGAAATTAATACCGCAGGAGGTTTAGCAGAGGTATAACCTATTCCAGAGTTAACTCCTACTGTGATGGCATTCACAACACCATTACTTATTGTAGCAGTCGCTATCGCAATAGTAGTGCTTCCTATACCAGCAAATCCTGTATTACCAACACTTACAGGTTGTTGTATAGTGACTGTAGGAGCAGTTGTGTAACCCTCACCACCATCAGATATTACAACACTCGTGATTGTTCCAGCAATAGATACTGTTGCTGTTGCAGCAGCACCAGCAAGGAATTCATATTCATGACTTGCATTGACAATTTGAATATCCTTTTGAAAATCTCTGTTAACTGGGTTTTCATTCTCTGGATTAAAGAATGGTTGACAATTATCAATGAATATCGTTGTAGAACCAACACCAACTGATTGTATCAAATATGCGGTTGGGAATAAATTAGGTTCATATAAAGGTCTATCCTTACGAACTATTCTTCCATCAATATACTTATCTTCAAGTTGTCTATACCATTTAACAGGCCTAGTCTCAGTTTCAGAATCACCTAAACCTCTTCCATAGTATTGGTTGGTATCAACTTGACTTGATGATACAATCTCGGATACTGTTCTTGGGAATTCAACAAAAGTTCTTGTGTTATAAGCAGGATCAAATCCTATTTGTAAGTCATCACCAACTTTAACTGTTTCTACAATATCTCTATCTTTCACATCCTCACCACCAGTTCCTCTATAGAAGAACATATTCATAACATCATCTGCGTTTGGTGCTTCAGTAAGTGTTATTGATCCACCACCATCAAATATATAACCTTCACCAGGTACTTGTAATATATCATTTATAGTGAGAATAATAGTATCTCTTACAACAATGTTTGAACCACTTGCTGCCTGTATTGCAAATGCTTCACCACCAACCGTAAGTGGGAATACTTTTCTTGCTCCGTCAAATAAACTTGAGAAATCATCAATAGCTTGAAGTTCTCCCATACTCCACATATTAAATTCATCATGATGAACTTTATTTAAAGTTAACTTAAATGGTTTGAATAAATGTGCATCTATGGGAATTGCGTATGATTCGCCAGGTGCACTTGCAAATGTAGGAACTGTTAATACTTGAGAGTTTTTGTATCCAAATCCTGTATTTGTAATTTCAAAGTCAATTACACGACCACCTGTGGTAGCAACACCAACTGTGATATTTGCTCTTGCTTGTGATCCACCAACACCTGGTGTTGATGCATTATCATACCATAAAGGTATATCTTGATATGGTAATGGAGGATCAATGATCGCTTCAAAAGTAGATGAACCTACACCAGTAAAACCAGAAACAGGATTAGTTTGTGTAATGGCAATACTCACGACTCGACCATTTGTAACTGCTGCAGTTCCGATATATTGTATACTAGGTGTTCCAGTAGAAGTTGTGAAAGCCACACCAACTTTAACTTCGGTTGCTATTCCAACACCACCGATTGAACTTGTTGATGACAGACCTGCATAGCCTGGAGTTACTCTATATCCAGAACCACTATTACCGATACTAACTGATGTAACAATACCAGATGAAGCAAAACGTATTGTTGCACCAGCACCAACTAATGGTTGATATCCAAATCCTTCACTCGATGCTACAGAAATAATTACTCCACCAACAGGAACTGAAGCATTATTAACATCATTTGCAATAGAAGATGCAGTTCCTGTAAAGGTTATGGATGTGATTCCAGAGACTTCAGATAACGCATAATCATTTAATACACCAGCACCCTGTAATATTCCATTGACCATTACGATGCCAAGGTTTGTTGCAATACCAGTTACATTTGATTTATCTACTTTAAGAGTAAACTCTTTTGTTTGGCCATCGAACTGTTGTGATATATCGTCAATATTATAGTTTGCATTATATGCCTTTGTATTTCCACCTTTAATACCAGATCTATTAAATATTCTTCCACTAAAACTTGATGTGGTTGTAATACCAACAAAATCTCTATCATTCGGAGGAGATGTTGCAACACCTGCTAATGGTCTATTACCTATTGGAGCAGCAGCAAAGTTAAGTGTGCTATCTACAATATTGTAATTACCAGACATCTTCTCGACAACATCATGATTAGAATGATCTAAAAGATCAGTTCCCATCCAATTTCTATGAACTCTAATCGCACTGCTAATACCAGCATTATTGACTGCAATAACCTTCATCATTTCATTACCAACTTTGACAATATCTCCGCTAAAGAATGACGTTATACCAGAGGTAAACATTATACTTTCATTTTTAGGGAAGTTGACACCCAAAGATGTTGTAACCCCAGTTCCCACTATTGGGCTCTGAATAATATTATCAATTGATATTAATGCTCTTGTATTTTGATTTTTACTTATTAAACTATGAGATGTTCCTATACCGACTGAAGTAAGATCTAATGGAAGTGAAATTGTTTTTAATGCGTTTTCTGCAGTTGATGCAAGTTTAACTAAACTATCACTAACCTTAATAATAAAGACTGATGATGGAAGATAACTTACATTTGCAGGAGAAGTAGAAGGTGTTGCAGCAATTCCTATTGAATCACCAGTGCTTCCAATACCTGTAGTATTACATCCAACTATTGGTTGTGCAACAAAGTATTCAACCTCTTCACCAGTTACAAAGAAATGATTTGGAATAGTAATTTGATTATTTGTAAGATCTACTATATCTGTATCTGATGCATCAAAATTTTGTTTGAATATTTCATTACTATCAACATCTAATATTGGGAACCCAGTTCTAGCACCAAAGAAAGTTCCCTCGTAGATATCAAACTTAGTTTGAATAGATGCGGAAGAAAGTTCAATATCTGCTGGATCACTACCCTCTGGTACTTTAAGAGCTTGAATGAATGTCTTAACTTCAACTGGTATATTTGCATTTGGAACAAACTTTATTTCTGTATCACAATCACCATGGCCACCTTTCTCACCAGAGATGGTTCCAATACCAGTTGTTGCACCAGCACCTGTTACTATGTTTCCATACTCTGTCATAAACACACGATTGTCATCATCAACCATCATGATTTCTGAAAATTCATATGTATCATTCAAAGTATCTTTAACTTGAACTATCGCATATGCACCATCAAATTCTTGTGTATAGCTACCAACACCTACAGGCACTGGTGCAGCACTTGCTGCAATTGTTGTAGACTTTGCTATTAGTGAAGCATTCTTCAACGGTAGCGTTCCTACACCAGTAAATGATTCGGATGATATTCCTATAGTAACAGAGTTGATATATGCAGTTACAATACCAGCATTTGGTGTGAATCCAATTTGAACTGCAGCAGTAGTTCCAAGACCGACTATGTGTGGTCTAAATGTTCCTAGTGGTTCTGCAGCAAGATTATCTCTTCTATTATGAATAGTTAATTGACCATATTGTTCAAATGCAACAGTGGTTCCTAGACCCACATTACTTTGATGCATTACAAGACTTAATTCATTATATTCTACAGTTCCTTCACTCGTTGCTATGGAGACTAATATCTTAGCAGATCTTGGATTAAATAATTCATATTGAGCAGTATCAGCAGCACTATAATTTCTAGACCCTGAAGTTAATGCAATACCTGTTGTAGATGCACTACCTACGGTGGCCACAATGACCTCACCGCCACCTTGAGATGATCCACCTAAAGTTGTAGCAGCACCAATGTGAACAAGTGCTCCGACTGGATTTGATGATGCTCCTATAGCAGTTGATGTTCCTACAATTGTTGTCGTTCCACTTCCAATAAGTTCATTAAGATTGTAAGAAAGTGTTACTACGTTATAATTGTTAAATTCAGTTTTATTTGGGAAGAATCTAAGAACAGCATCATTACCATCAACGGTAGAATCCATTGAACCAAGATCTACAACTGTATCAACAGAACCATATTGGTTAATCATTGATTGACCACTAACAGGATCAAATAATGCGTTAACCATCATTAATTGCCTCTCACCTTCAAATAATCTATCTTTTACATATACAATAAATCTATTTTCTTTATTACTTGTAATATCATATCTACCAATTTCAGAGAAAGGTGTATTTCTTGGTTGATCTTGGAAATCTTGACTAATGTTCTTAATTTTGATAACTCTGTTACCAACAGATTCTGCATAGTCAATTAGAATACGATTTTGGAAGTTAATTTGATCAGAAAGATTACCAGAAGCAGGAGATCTTGATTTTAGGTTTTTAACTTCATGTAAACTCTCAAATCCCTGTAAATCAATAACACCTGTCACTGTTCCAGCAAGACCAACAACCATTGACGCTTTTTGAGCTACTGGTAAGTTAGATTCTACTTGAAGGTTGCTAAATTTTTGGAATCCTGCTGTATGATTTAAAGTATTAACAATATCCTTCCACTTATCAAAGAAAACTCTAGATTTAATCGCATAAGCAAATCTTTGATAGTATTCATTTTCATGAGTTACCTGTAAGATATTACTTAAGAAACCTGTTTCATATTCCCAACCATTGTTGACCATTGAGAAATAATCTAGATTGAAATTAGTGTCAAATGTAAGAACTATCTCAGATACAGTTCCCTTTGCACCTGTTTCTGCAGATTCAATTAATTTACCAACTTCAAAGTCACTCGCAGCTTCTACAGTCAACCACTGACTCTCTTCATCATAATCGAAAGCAAGACCAGATACAGGGCCAACACTAGTTTCCGATGTTAACGTTTCATTCGCGTTAAATGTGTTGGGTTCTAATACAACAGAGAATTGTGGGAAGTCTCTTTCTCTCACCAATATTCCAGATGATAGAGTAGAATTAAAATTACCAGGTATCTCACCAGATGGAAGATTTCCACCAAGACTATAAGTTACAACACCAACGTTACCCAAATTCTGATGAACTTGTGTTATTTCAAAAGTGCGATATTTGTATGCATCTGAGTTGTATCCTAAACCAGTTGATCCAACTCCAACACTAACATTTTCTACAAATACTTTATCACCAATTTCTATAGGAAACTCTTCTGCAAGACTATAAGCAATTTTCAATGTCGCTGCAACAGTATCCGTAGATGAATCATAAACTAAGTTGGTTACTCTAATTCCATTCGGATTATTGATAGGAACAATAATTGGAGTAATGTTAGATAAACCATAAGTGTTTTCGATAATATCTACATATCCTGGCTCATCTGGAGTTTCTAAATTATAAGATAAATCTGCATCAGGATCTTTATCTCTAGTAACACCATCAAGAACAACTAATTGTGGTGGTTGATTATATCCCTGACCATATGATGTAATACCAACAGCCTTAAGACCAGATAGTGCCTCAATCTTAATAATTTGAGGTAATTTAGATTGTGGTCTTAATGTAAAGTCTGATGGATAATCAAAACCAATATTATTAATTTTCGCAGTTTTAGGTATACCTATTGATCTACTAGATGCTTCTAGAATAGCACCTGTTCCTGTGTCAGAGGTTACAGTAGATACACCAGGTAATCTAGTATATCCTTTTCCTTTTTCAGACAATGAAACTGCTGCTATTGGGCCATAAGCAGTTTTAGATGTAGTATTATAACTTAAAATAGTTGTGCTTGAACTTGTATATGATTCTTCTTCAGGAAATCTATCTAAATCATATGTAAATGTATTTGTCGAGTTTGCAAGAATATTAAACTGACCTGCATAACGACTATCTTTAAATAATATTGAATTGTTTCCTATAATTTCTCTGTCTAAAACAAGTTCTTTGTTTATGTCAGGATTATCAGAAGATGTATTTGCAACTAAGTTGTAATAAAGTATTCTTGGAGTATTTTGATTATATGTTAATGTTAGTTTTCCATCTATACCAACCGTTCCACTTCTACTTACATTGAATGTTGATGACTGTTCATTTGATGTGTATTCGTGAATAAAATTGTAGTCTGTATAAAGTTCTAAATCAAACGCAGGTAGCGTATCTGTAATTTTAATGTATGATAAAGATGAATCTGACAAGTCAAATACTACAGTTCCATTTTTATAAAACTCCAATGGTGGATTAACTAAATTAAATACTCCACCAGTACCAGCACTACCCACTGTGACAAATTTGGGTCTACTTTGTTTTGTTTGGAATCTATTAGCACATAATTTAATTTTATCTTTATCAACAACATATACAAAATACTCTTCATCATTAGTTAAACCAGCAATTTCTGTATTTGCTGTAAGAATAACTCTTTGGCCAGTGGTCATCTCATGACCTGCTATTTCAATTGAGCCAGGATCATTAATTATAGATCCTGAAGTAGTAATACCAGATGCAGTAAAATCTAAAGTTCTTGCAATTAATTTTCTATTTGCTTTATTATATTTGACAGGAACTGTTGTAGTGATACCAGCATTTACAGATAAAAATACTTTATCATTATGACCTAAACCATGACTACTAGCAGTTGATACGGTGATTAAATTTTTCTCTATCGATCCTGTTACTGTGTCATTATATTTTCTTCTAAAACTATGATATGTGCCAGTTCCGATACCTGTAAAGTATACTAAACTTTGTTGTTTAATAGTATGCCCAACACCAGTAAATACATCCTCTGGATCTATACCACCACCAGTGGTTCCTACACCAATTCTAACAGTTGATAAACCAATTAAATCATCAGATAATTTAGCTACAAATAGTGGCATAAATTCTGTGTTATGATTTGCACCAAGATTAACTAAATTATTACCTGATGCAAATAAATTAGCTCTAGCACGGTTAGTTGCAATGCCTATAGGATTACCA